CGCAAGAAGAAGTCAATGCTATTTTGGCTAGAACTAAAACTCAAATTGAGAAGAAGTTTGCCAGCAAATATCAAGACTTGGGTGATCCTGATGAACTAAGAACAATCAAATCAGATTGGGAAAAGCGGCAACAGGAACAACAGATCAAGCGTGGGGAGTTTGAAAAGACTCTACAAGAATTGGCTGCTAAAAAAGATGCTGAGATACAGAAGCGTGACTCAATCATCAAAGAATACAAAGTGAATAGTCCTTTGTTAAGTGCCGCAGCCAAATATCGTGCAGTGGCTCCTGAACAAGTAAAAGAACTATTACACTCCAATGTTCGTTTGAATGGTGATGGTGAAGTAGAAGTGGTCAGTAGGGATGGTGCAGTTCGTTACAAAGACAACGGATCTGCCTATGAAGTGGAAGACCTAGTGAGAGAATTTTTGGATTCGAATCCTCATTTTGTCTCAGCCACACCTGCTACTACCAATACCAAATCTAATGTCGCGAATGGTAATCCCAGCAAAGTAGATATTAGTAAGTTGGATATGACAAATCCAGCAGACCGCAAGCAATACGCTGAATATCGTAAAGCCAGCGGTTACACAAGATAACCATAAACACATTTAGGAGATTATTATGGCCGGTTCAACAACCACAACATTAAACGACCTGTTGCCAGCGATTACCGCTGAAGCAATGTTCGTTGCAAACGAGAGAAGTATTATGCGTGGCCTCGTTAAAAATTACGCAATCCCAGCATCAAACGGTAAGACAATTACTGTGCCTATCTACCCAGTTCAGACTGCGGCTGCATTGACAGAAGGTGATGAAGTTTCTAACACTGAAGTTTCTACCAACGGTGTTACTCTAACTGTTTCCACAGTTGCTATTAGAACTATGATCACTGATCTAGTTCGTGCATCAGCAGCCTCTAATGTGGTAGCAGATGTAGGCCGCTTGTTCGGTGAAGCAATCGCTAAAAAGATTGACACAGACCTATTGGCTCTATTCAGTGGTTTTGCAACAGGTGTTGGTTCAGCAAGCACAGCAATGTCAGCGGCTCTAGTAGCCAACGCAGTGGCTCGTCTTCGTGCTAATGCAGTCCCAGGCGATCAATTGGCCTGCGTATTGAACCCATATGTTGCATATGACTTGAAGTCAGCATTGACCAACACATTTGCTAACCCAAATGCTGGTATTATCCAGAATGAAGCAATGCAGACTGGCTATGTTGGCACACTATTTGGTGTTCCAGTATTTGAATCCAGCAACATCGCTAACACTGGCACAGCTGGTGACTATGTTGGTGCCGTGTTCCACCGTGATGCACTAGGCCTAGCAATGATTGGCGATATCACAATCGAAACACAAAGACGTGCTTCGTTTGTTGGTGACGACATCGTGGCAAGTTGCCATTATGGTGTTGGCGAACTTTATGACTTATACGGTGTTAAAATCACTGCAGACAGTTCATTAGTTGATCCTGCTTAATCCAAAGTAGTTTCTTTGCAAACTAGAGAAGAGGGCTCACAAGGCCCTTTTCTTTTGACTAAAAACTGTGGCTAAAATACAACACAAATTCACTTGACATCTCACCAATTTGGTGCTATACTAACACAATGAACTGCAAATGGCGTATTGACCGTTTGGCTCATACTTGAACTGGAGATTTGAAATGGTAAAATATAAAGCGGGTGATGCCGTTTATTACGGACATCGCATTGAGGGTGGTATAACTTGGAATCACGGCGTGGTTCTGCCATATGGAGGCGGACTTACACTTTGGGTTTTAAGTGATGATGATAACGAAATACACGCATTCCGTCGTTTGAAAAATGGCCAATATATATTAGCCACTGAGAAGAAGGACGATCCAAAACAACGACTTTGGATGCGTAAGTTAGCCAAAAGTGAAATAAGCGACACTTGGCATTTGGCTGAGTTTATGCAAAATCCCCACGATGAATGGATCCAAAATAAATGGGACGAACTAAACGGCTTTAAGCCACAAGCAGTCAAACGAGTGAGATTGGCGGCTTAAATTGGACAAAACGGTGCTTGACACGAGTGCCGTTTTGTCGTATAATATTACTATGAACTGCAAAAAGCACATCGCATTGTGGTTCATATATGAACTGGAGTTTTTGAAATGAAAAAATATTCAATCGATATTACTACTACTGCCCGTGCTACCGTTACGGTTGAAGCACCCAACGAAGAAACAGCAATGGAGTATTTGAAGGAAAACTTGGACGGCTATAATCTCAAATATGAGATTGATGAGATGAGTGCCGAAGTTGATGCTGGCTGGCGTGATGTCAAGCGAGGCGGAGTTATGGTGATTGGTGAGATTTGGGGTGTCACCGAACTTGGTGAATACGATTTACCCGAGGCTGACTATGTTGTGGATACTAAATGGCTTGAGGATAGCGGTTATGAAGTTATTACCACAATCCGCAAACGTGAAAATGTGTAACTAACAATGGGGCCCGAGTGCCCCATTTATTTGAAATGGAAACAAAATGAAAATGGACTTACAACTTGCCAAACTTGGCATATTTGATTTCGAACCCAATCGTGCGAGTGCCGTAAAACGACTTATTTCGAGCGAGGAGACTTGGGTTTGGTATTTGTCGGACACTGGACTTACTTGGGCAAGTCGCAACCCCGATATGGCGATGTCACTTACTGCCGCAATGCTGGATGGTTGGGGTCCCCGAACATTGGATGCCATTGCCATTGAAAATGGTTTTGACATCAAAAAAACTCCCAAACATAGTTTTACTTTTTCAATGCTCACACTTAGCCATCACGCTCTCGAGCGTTGGGAAGAACGATGTGCTGGCGAACTGCCCTCAATACGAGAGTTCCAAAAAGTCACAAACAACCACTCCGCTGACAATGTGTTAAAAAACAAACGCCCCATTGGCGAGTTTTTTATCCCAGTTCGGGCTGGTGCTTTGGTTGGCATACATCAAAGTTCGGATTCGCGATACGACACAATCAGCGAAGTTAAAAAAACCACATTCAACGGCAACTATCAATGGTGCGAAAGCAAACGCCGTTGGGTTGGAGAGTTCCCCAGACTCAAAGTTAATAGCATTGTCACAACATTTTTGGGTTGGGATGAACTACAACGAGGTGGTGCTTACAACACAGTTGATTGGTATAAAACTGAAATGGAAGTGGCTGACAGCAACAATGAACTTACAAAAATGATATATGGAGAATAAAATGATTGATTTGAAAACAACGCACAATATCGCAAGTGCCGCTGAGATGCGAGAACTTGTAAACTTGGATCTCGTCAAAGAATACAATGTTGGAGTCACTTGGACTTCATACGAGGGTGCCCCGTTTGGCTGTCACATACGCTGGAATGGTGAGGGCTATGCTTCAATGCGAGGCACGGACTGGGAAGCGGATGTTATTCGTTCGTGGATCAGCGATCAAATTCACACTGACAACGAATAAGGAGGCCGCAGAATGATTAAAGTATATCCTCCAACTCAATGGCAAATCTTTATTGATCAAGATAGTAATATCAATAAGTTTGAAGAGTTGATAAATGACAAACTACAGTTTAAGTCCTATGATAAAATGGATGATGTAGTAGATGGTAAGTTAGGTGTTAGATATACATTTTATCCATTAACTCATTTATCTACAGTAGAAGTTGAAAATCTAATTGAAAAATTTGTAAAGGTGGCAGAATGAACTTCAATGAACTAACTAAACATATTAATGAGTTGAATAAAATTGAACAAATCAAGCACCACCAACGAGCGAAGGAGGCAATTGAAAGAATTAAAGAACTCCGCAGAAAAGCAAGGACACAGCAGGAAACTCTTGCCTGTGAAGACACCTCTCGGAGAGTTCGCTAATTCATATGCTGCCGCTAAACATCATAAAATCAGCCTATGGACATTTTGGCACTTGGTTATGGATCCCAGAGATAATGGCTATGAACTTAAATAAATTTACACCCGATGACTCGAGTGTGACAACTGCTGAGAATTCCCATTCTCTTTTCAACGCCTTGAAGGGTGGTGTGCAGTGAAACCCTTCATCTTAATTCTAGTTCTACTCACTTCAGGTTGTGCCTACAACAATGGAGCCAACACTTGGTATCCAGGACAGCCCATTCCCTACAAGATGGGTCCAGCGTGGGCACCACAACCTATGCCAGGACAAAGTCGTGTAGTGGTTAATGGCGAAGTGTTCACAGTCTATCAAGTGAAATAATCTAAGTTAGATCGATTCAAAGGCACCGTTAAAAGTGCCTTTTCTTTTGGCTCGACTAAATACTCATACAGGAGAAGGACTCCTGCATTTATTTCACGAGAAGGACTCGCTATGGCTTATGCAACTTTTGACGACCTCAAACAGGTTGAACCAACTATTGACCAATATGGTGTATTGGATTGGGATGTAGAACTGGCCCGTAGCGAAACAGAAATAAACAGAGTCCTTAAGGTCAGATGGTATATCCCATACCAAAAGAGTCATACAACCCTAATAAATATTGCCTTTGATCCTGATCAATTAACAGAAAGTCAATTCACTCAAGCCACAGTTTATCACGCACTGGCTTATCACATTGCACCTAAACTAACACAGTTCAGCGGTGCGGAACCAGACAAGTTCCAAGTAATGATGGAATACTACTCAAAACGATTTGAACACGAGATGGATCTAATCCTTCGTGAAGGTGTTGAGTATGACATCAATGATGACAGCACTATCAGTCAGGCTGAAAGTGCCCCAGTTACAAGTCTAAGACTTAAGAGATAACAATGGCACAAAACATTCGCCAACAGGTAGCAGAAAACATTGTGGCAGTTCTCAAAGAAATGCGAGACCCACGCCCAGTGTTTGTCAGTCGCGAACCAGTGGTCATACAAGAATTGGCTATCACACAATTTCCAGCAATCTTTGTTCAACCAACAGTTGAAGATAGAGAAACAATCACAATGGGTGCCCCGGGAGCGGGTCGTCGTATGGGCCGAATTGAGTATTCAATTCGTGCCTATGTGCGAGGCACTGAATTAGATCGTCAGCGTAATGATCTCATAGAGGCCATTGAAGAGGCACTAGACAGCGATCGTTATAGAGAATTGATCTCAAGTGGTGTTACAGATAGTCAAATAACAAGAGTGGAGATCGTAGATCGCCAACCACCACTGGCTGAGTTTGAAATCACCTATGTTGTGACTTACAATTATCTAAGAGGAGCAGTATGAAGATAGAGCTTACAAAGAAAGGTATGACTAGATACTGTCAGCCTCAAGAATTAGAACTAATGAAGGATGCTGGCTGGACTCCGGTTTCAGCACCAAAAGAACAGGCAGGAGAAGAGGTTATTCGTCTCAAGCCCCCGGTGAAGTCTAAGGCGACCGTAACAGCCGTAGAAGCAGCCAATATTAAACAACAAGGAGACGAATAATGGCCATATTAACAGGTAACAACGGCAACATCAAGTTAGACGCATCAGTAGGTGGTAGTGTTGCAACCATCGCTCAAGTTAGAAACTTTTCAGTTGAACTAACTCGTGACACCATTGAAACATCAACAATGGGTGTGGATGTAAGAACCTATATCAATGGTCTGAGGTCTTGGTCAGGTAGTGCTGACATTTACTTTGACTCAGCAGCCTCAACAGGACACATTGCTGTTCACTCAGTATTGAATCCAACTTCAGGAACCGTGGGTCAAGCCACATTGACATTTGAAGGATATCTTGCGGACACAGCAGGCAAGTTCAGCGGTGAGGTTATCATCACTGGCTTTACAGTAAATGCAACTATGGACGGAATGGTAGAGGCTTCAATCTCTTTCCAAGGTTCAGGTGCTTGCACTTACACAGCCTAATTAGGAGACAACGATGGCTACATTAACAGGTAATAACGGTGCAATTTCAATCAACGGTATCGCAGTATTAGCAGTTCGTAATTTCTCTATTGAAATGACGTCTGACACCATTGAAACAAGTGTGATGGGTGTAGATGTTAGAACATATCTAAGTGGAATGAGTTCGTTCTCAGGTTCAGCAGATGTGTATTTTGATTCCAGCGACTATGACACCAATGAATCAACATTTAATCCAACAGCAGGTCTAGTTGGTGCAAGTGGTGTAACTGGTAAATTCTATGTGCTATTAGATGCTGCCAGCACCAACGCTGACCAAGCATTCACTGGCACAATAATTGTCACAGGTTATACAGTAAACGCAACGATGGATGGTATGGTAGAAGCAAGTATTTCCTTCCAAGGAAGTGGTGCAACTACATATTCAACTGGTAACACAGTTTATCCGTAATGAAAGTAACCTTCACTGGCTCTAGCAGTTTAGTTGGCGACTTGAAACGAGAGTTGACCCAGATGGTAACAGATTTGGGTCAAACCACTCTACAAGAAGCCAAGAGCAAGACACCAGTGAAGACAGGATATGCCCGTTCAAAATGGACCAAGACACAGACCAAGGACAATTTTGAAGTGGCAAACAGGGTTCCTTACATTGAAAGACTAGAGGCTGGAGCGAGCCGTCAGGCACCTCGTGGAATCATAGGACCAACTCTAACAGCAATTAAAGGAAAAACGAAATGAGTAAAGTATTAGAAAACGCAACGGCACACTTCCGTAATCAAATATCAGGTGCAATGCAGGTGGTGGATGCTCCAGAGTGGGGCACAAAGATCCATTACAAGTCAGCAGTCAGTCTCAAAGAAGAAGGCAAGATTCTAGAATTAAGCCAACAGGGCAAGACTGTGGAAGCATTGGTTGAAAGTCTTATTGTTCGTGCTCGTAATGAGGATGGCACCAAGATGTTCAACTTTGCAGACAAGGCCACTCTGTTAAATGAAGTAGATCCAAAAGTTCTAATTCGCATTGTTGGCGAAATGAACAAGATAGTAGAAGAAGAACTTGGTGGAGATAGTGTAGCAAAAAACTAAAAGCGGACCCAGATCTGTTGTTCGCCTATAGACTGGCAAAGGATTTGGGCCGCACAGTGGAAGAGATTCTCAGTATTTCAACTTATGAATTTGCCGGTTGGGCACAGTTCTACAAGATGGAAGCAGAGGAGATGAAGAAACAGGCGAATAAAAGGAGCAGATAGTGGCTGTTATTAAAATTGATGGTGACGCCAGTGGTGCGTTACGAAGTATATCGCAGATTGAAAATGCCCTCGGTGGCATTCAGAAGTCTGTTTCAGCAGCCACTAGAAGTCTAGGCGGACTACAATCAGCATTGTCTACGGTTGCAGGCATTGCCGCTGGCGGCAGTCTCCTGAGTTTCGTTGATCAACTGCAAAATATGCAGAACAAACTGCGTATTGCCACAGGCAGTCAAGATGAATTCAACAAGTCAATGGAGTATGTCAAAGCCATTGCAGATAAAACTGGACAAAGTCTTGCATCCACAGGTGATTTGTATGCATCAGTGGCTCGTAATGCTGAGAAACTGGGCTATGATCAAAATCAAGTAGTCACAGTCACCAACGCTATGGCCACAGCACTCAAGGCATCAGGTGCCAGTGCTCAAGGTTCAGCGTCAGTGATGTATCAGTTCAGCCAGATACTTGCCAAGGGCAAGGTCAATGGTGATGAATTCACAACCATTATGGAAAACTTGGGCGGTCCTGTTATGGATCTCGTTGCCAAGAATATGGGCCTTACCACTGCACAGTTAATCAAGTATAAAGAAAAAGGCTTGATTGGTGCCAAAGACTTTACTGATGCATTGATCCGTTCAATGAGCGACTTGGATGGTATGGCTGGCAAGAGTTCACAGACCATTGGCCAAAGTATGCAACGGATTCAAAACGCATTTGGCACAGCCATATTGGCCATTGACAATGCTTCAGGCATTGGAGCCACTTTTGCAGACATTGCACAAAAGATTTCAGACAATGGTGAAAACCTAATACCAATTATCAAGGTGATTGGTGTTGTAATGGCAGGCTTGGCTGTATTCTTTGCCCCTGTGGTTTCATTGTTTGTAGCAGGTGCTGCCGCTGCCTTATACTTTGCAGATGTTCTAGGACCTATACTAAAGCCTGTGGTAGATGCTGTGAGTTCTGCCTTAAGTGCTCTAGTTCGTCAGTTGGTAGGC